TCAAAGCAATCCTGGTACTCCTTTTCAAACAGTAACATCAGCCACAAGTTTTGAATTAAGCTATACCTTTCCACAAACTCTTTTACTTAATATCGGTTCTGGAAACGATTGGTTTTCTGCTTCTTCAGATAATGTGTTTGTTAGAGTTGAATCTGATACTTCCCCTGGTAATCTTTGTTTGGGATATGTTATTCCTGGTGGGTATGACACCGCTACTGGTTTAATAACTATTCAGGTAATAAGCACCAGAGGATCAGGAAGCTATTCGAGCTGGAATGTTAGTCCTACCAATTTGACTTTCTCTTCCTATAGTTTTACTTACTTCCAAAACTATGTAAATTCGGGAGGATTTTACTCTTGGTCAAGGTTACCTTACTTAGATTTTTATGAAATTGAGTGGACAATTTACAAAGAAGATGATAGACCTTATTATTTCCAAATTAGAGGGGGTCTTCCTGAATTAGAAACAATAGTTCACTTTCTTCCTTATACTGGAGATTATAATGTCAAGTGTAGAGTTTGGGACACTTTAAATTCCATTTCGTTAGGCATTAAAAGAAGCGTAATCACTGTCGGAAAAAGAGAGATTGAATTGAACACCATAACTAGGTTTAGACAATCTGAAAAGTACGATTGGGAAAATATGCCTTTGAAATGGGAAAGTTATCCATCACAATGGATCTGGCCTGTTGAAAACACGGACGAAACAAGTCTTATTTCTGACTTTATCCAAAATTTCCCTGAATATTCAAATAACTTCAATGAGGGTCAAAGTTGTGAGGTACTTTCTAAAATAGCAGAAGTTAAAGCCACAACAACTTTTGAGATGGGAGTGGATTCAGTTGCTGTTTCAACAATCGAAAGCACATTAGTTGATGGAGGTTACTCCCTTGCAGTTGTTACAACAACATCTGCTCATGGATACACAACAGGTGACACTGTTTGGATTTTAGATTCTTCAGATGATCCCTATGGACAGTTTGTAATCAATGTTCTTTCATCAACAACTTTCCAGATTCCAGAAATTGTAATAACTCCCATTAGTGGTGGCTCTGCTTTTGGTCCAGGAAATATAAAAATATTTGCTGATTCAATTAAGATTGCTGATTGTAATTTTCAAGGAGATATTGAATCAACATCCAGTGTAATATACAGTGCCATTAATAATTCTGTATTACAGCCCAAATACAAGATCATTAGCTTAACTGATTCAATAATCACTTCAGGTGATAAAACATTCGTTATACAAGCTCCTAATGACTCAGGATCACTATGGAATGGTAAGAGCTTAGTAGTGCAGGTCTCTGGATCAATCCATGCATCTCCATTATCAACAACATTCTCTGGAGGTTCTAATCAAACTGAAGAGTATGTTGAATATGATTTCGGGGCACTTCCGAAAGCAGAAATGAAATATTGGGGAACGAAAAAACTTTGCTGGGACACCTTCGAAGATTTCGAGTTTGCAAAAGCATATGCCCACACTTGGGACATGTATGATTATCACAACGACTGGTTGGGCGGATTCGATCTCTATTCTCTGCAATATGGAGATAGAGTAAGAGTTTCTGAACAAACCAATGGTATTGTCTTTACTGAGACTGATTCGCCCGGAAATTCATACCTAGATCTTTTCGAAGCTGCTAATCAATTGAATTTGTCAGAAGACGAAAACATACAAAGATTTGATTATGTGGTAAGAGGATATTCTGAATTACCAGAAGATCCTGAAGGAAACCTCATTTCTCCTGATATCACTACAACTCCAGGGCCAAGAAATGTGACATCGAACTTCTGGGCTATTCCTTCATATTCACCAGTTATAATTGAACCAACAGGAATTGCTTGGGACGGTGATGGGGATATTTGGGTTACGGGAGAGGATTTAATCAGATTTGATGGTGCCAATTTCGAAACATACAATAGTACTAACAGTCCTATTCCTGGAATAGCGGTACAAACTAATTGCATCAAAATCGATAGCAATGATGTTAAATGGATAGGTGTTGAGAACACTGACAAACCTCTGGTTAAAATAAATGACAATGCTCCAGAAGAAAATTATGCTTATGATTTAACAGAATTCATAGACAATCAGGGGAATATGGTTTGTCCAGATGCTAACTCAAGTATTAAAGTTATTGAGATTAATCCACAATCAGGGGATATTTTTGCAGCTTTTATTTCAAATACATCACCTTCCTATAATGGACTTCTTTACTATGATGGATTTGGAAAATCTTGGAAACTCTTTACTCCTTCCAATTCAGATCTTGGTGATGATATTATTAGAGATTTACGACTGGAATATTATTCATTCACTAAATGGTATTTATGGATAGCTACTGAAAATGCTGGACTTATTAGATTTGATGGGGTTAACTTCAGAAACTTCAATACATCCAGTTCTGGTATTCCTTCTAATGATGTTTATTCAATTGAACTCGATTCACTAAATCATAAATGGATAGGAACTGATAACGGATTAGCTTATTGGGACGAGGAAAGATGGGCAGTTTGGAACAATTCAACTAATCCTGAGATTTCTGTTGGTAACTTTACAAACATAGTTGAAACAGGCAACGGAAATATCTGGTTTGCTATTGAAACAGCACCTTCTTCATCTGAGCTTTATTTCTTTGATGGTTACTTCTTCACTCAGGTTCTATATAGAAACGATGGATCAACTCCTATTGATCCTTGTCCAAATGTTTACGGAAAATCTGCTCTTTCAGCACCCTGGAAAACTATTAAGAATGGAGAAACAACTTTCCCTAGAAATTTAATATTTACAACTTTAGCTGGAGAAATAGGTAAGTTAGATTATATTATTCCTCACATTCACGCTACATCTAAGTTTAGTGGAACAAATGGTTGGGATTTTGTTTATCACGAAACATCGACGCCCCTTCCTAAAATAAAATATGTTTACAATTCTGCTATAGGAAACAACCAAATAGGATTCAATTTCTTAGTTGGTCCGTTCTATGACAACATCACTTTAGATTCCAATATAGTTAGACCAGAAATTCCTTCTGTTGACAGATATTCTTGGTATAAACCAACTTGGCAGAGGTATTCATTAGAAAGTTTGAAAAACCAATTCCCTTCTCTAAATTTAAATGATACCTTCTTATATGCACCACTTAGAGATATTATTAGCGGAAAAGCGACTAAGGAAAGTTACTGGAGAAACGCTCAAATAGAAAGAATTCTGCAGAAAAAATCAAATGATTTATTCCAAAATTTCGAATGGGTAGTAACACTTGGAAGTAATTTTAATGACCAGGGAGTTAAACTTACAGTTGATTCTGAAGGCTTTATTATAGGCATAGGAGATTTCAGAGGAACAATAACTTTGGGAGAAAAAAGCAATATTTCCACAGTCACTCTTACTGAATCCTCGCAAAGTGTTTACGTCACTAAGTATAATAAGGTAGGGGTTTTACAATGGGCAATTTCTCTTAATAGCCCAGGAAACTTAATAACCTCTAGATCTGTAACAACAGATGCTTACAACAATTTGTATGTTGTATATGAGGATCAACTATCATAACCTTAGAATTAGTTAAGATAAGTCCGGATGGTGTACAGCTTAATTCTTTAACAATATCAGTTCCTAGCACAAGATTTATTTTCGATGTTAAAACTGACAAATATGAGAACGTTTATATATGTGGTAGCTTTAGAGGTACAGTTAACTTTGGGCCATTTACATTAACTGCAACCAATTCTAATGGATTCATCGCTAAACTTGACTTCAATTTTGATTATGTCTGGGTCAAGCAAATTGAGTCATCAAGTATATCAAGAGTTTTTGAAATCGCAGTACTTAACGAAGAATACGTTTATTGCTCAGGAATATTTTCAGGAATTATAGACTTAGGTGGAATCGAACTTACAAATGTTGGATCTACTGATATGTTCCTTGCAAAATTTGATGCAGGAAGTGGAACGTGTCTTTGGGCCGAGTCTTTGGCTGCAACACCAACCACATCGATTTCTACAAATTCAATCACATTAGATCCAAATGGACATCTTTTGGTAACTGGAGCATTTACAGGAACACTTGAATTGGAAGGTCAATCTATTTCTTCTTTCTCTTCTTCATCAGATATTTTTGTCATTAAGCTTCTATCAACTGGTAAATTGATTTGGATGAAAATGTGTGGAGGAGCTTCTGGGGATTTTGCTTTTGACATAGAAAGTGATTCCCAAGAGAATGTTTATATTACTGGCTCCTTCACAACTACAGCATATTTTTCACCGGATATTGTTGTTTCTAGGGGTGGATCTGATATTTACTTGACCAAATTCAACAAGGATGGATTATTGATAGACATTGTAACTGCAGGTGGGGTCAATAGTGATTCTGGAGCAGATCTTATTCTTGACGACGAAGAAAATGTTTACATCACTGGACTATTTAGAGGCAATGCGGATTTCTCCCCCTACCTCGCAACTCCTCCAGGAACACTTAACGATGCTTTCATTGGGAAAATACCTAAAGAAAGGTTTGATCCAGGTCTTAGCATAGGATCTGTACAAAGCTGGTTAGGTTCACATTCTTGGTCTTGGAAAGAGGAAAGATTCTATCAAGAAGAATTCGAAATCCCTTTGGCTTCAACCATTTTCATAAATCCAATTGATTCTTTAATTCCTGGAAAGAAAAACCACACATGGGTTTTAACTGACACTGACACTGGTGAAGAAATAGTAAAGGTTAGAAGAACTCCATATTTCATTTGGACATTCACAACTCCTGGTTTTTATTCCATTTCTTGTCAATTACAAGACGCAAACGGAAACACTTATGAAACACAACACAAAGGAAAAGTTCGTGTTATAGACCACAAAGAAGCTTTTGCGGGAGACTTAATTCCTGAAGTTGTAAATCCAGACGACTATCTAATTCGTACAATCTACGACAACAGAAAGACATTAGGATTTCCACCTTTATCAAAGTTCGATCTTGAACAAGAATCTCAGGAATTAGAGGTTTAAACTGTATACTCCCTGTAAACGTCTAAGATAGAAGGAACGATTGGATGTCTATGGTTTTGCTTGAGTGAAATAACCTTAACTCCTTCTACTCTTGCAGAGATGGTGTTCATGAAATCTAATCCCGATTCCTTCTTGTTTTTAAGATCTATCTGAGAAGTGTCCCCACAAATCATGATCTTAGAACCGACTCCTAATCTACCTAGAACCATTTCCATCTGGTTCATTGTGACGTTTTGTGCTTCATCAACTACCACACATGAATTAACAAGGGTTCTACCTCTCATGAAAGGAAATGGCAATATTTCAATTATCCCTTCAGCTAGGAGTTTTTGGATTTTCTCCTTTTCGTATAGCATCTCTAAATTTGAATAAATTGGAGCCAACCACGGATCCATTTTTTCCTTTAAATCGCCGGGCAAAAAACCTATATCCTCCTTGGCTACAGTTGGTCTGGTGATTACAATTCTTTCTACCTCTCTAGTAAATAACAAGTCTAAAGCTATCTGAACAGCCAAAAGTGTCTTACCAGATCCTGCTGCTCCCTTAAGAACATTTACAGGATTTTCTAGAATAATTCTTTTTGCTTCTTTCTGTTCGTCGTTTAGAGTGATCTTGAATTTAATAGGATTTTTAGGTTTTCTTTTCTGGGTCCAGTTGTTTTCAGTTGTCATAAAGAAACTCTTTTTTTCTAAGAAACTACTTAGCATTTTGCTGTTTAATAAAATGCCTGTCTTTTCCTATCTTGATTAGTACAGGATATATATCAAAAAAAGAAATCCCAAATGGCAGTAACAATCAATGAAATCCTTGGAACCGATTCTATTTCGGGTTCAAGACTTACAATTAATGCTAATTTTTTACTATTAGAGAACGCTTATAATGATTTAGAAGACACTTTTAACATTAATGTTTTAACTGGATCGATAGACGTTTCTTCAGCTTCCAGCGGTCAAATCAAGGCTAAGTCCTTCCTTTCCAATAGTATGGTCATGCCTTCAGCAGGATCTCCAACTATTCAAATTTATGGAACTGGAGCAAGTGCTGGTTTTATGGTAGCTTCTAATACGATTGCTGGTGCCACTGGTATTTTCTCAAATGTGCTTCAATCGAATGCCTTTTCAGCAACAGGTTCTGCTACGTTTGGTGCAACTGCTACCTTCCAGGCAAAAGCAATTATGGACGGAGCACTAACTTTCGGAGCTTCTGGTAGCGTAGTAAACACAAACAGAAAAGCTTCAGTTGGATCTACAACAGTATTCCCAGCTGCTCCCGGAGCAGGCGTAACAGGAACATACTCAAATCCTTATCAGTTAACATTGACTGAAAATGTGATTTATATTCAATCCGATTATGTTTCATCTGCACCGGGTGATGCAGGATTTACCACTGGATTTTTCTTTTATGCAACAACAGGATCAGGAGCTACAGCTTCCGATATTCCTGCAGGATTTACTGTTACTTTAATAGACACAGCAACCTCAAGTGGCTCAATAGCAACTGGAGTTACTGGACCAGGTTTACAATACTATACTGGATTCAATACTGCTGATGGACAATATACATCGCCAGAATTCACAACCACTGCAAATCAGTACAAATCTGCACTTACCCTCATGTGGGAACCTAGAATAGCTCAATCTGATGCCTCTGAAAAGGGATCATGGGTCGTTCTATCAGCCACATCAAACTGGAACTTCTAATTAATAGCATTTAATGGCAAAAACCCCTTTTATAAGACCCATATCAGTTCAGGGAGGTACATTTTATACCTTCTCTTCTGCTGCAGAGGATTTATCACTTACCTTTAATAATTCATTAAAGAAATTTAAGTTCTCAAAATATGCTCTTCTTAAACTTCCTGAATTCGGAAGTCCAACTTATGGGGAAAACTCGTTTCAGTTCGATGCTATTGATACGACATTCTTAGATGCTGCTTATGGAGATTTTATTCTGTCAAACCCGAATAATTTAAGTCCGTCTGCAGAAATTTCTTTCCAAAACTATTGTTTGAATTTAGAAAGCACTGTTATTTCTGATGCAAATTATAATGCGGAGTTAAAAAGAAACGTTTCGGAAAGAGTTTTTTGGAAATGGGTAAAAGAATTAGGAGGAATCCGTTATAGAGCAGCCAATTCTAATGAAGTGGTTTCCACTCTTGACCAAGTAACAACAAGTACAGTTAATGGTTTTCCATACTCAGACAAAAGATGGGTAGAAGAAGACACATATTTAACTGGTAATGGAACTCCTACTCCAAGATATGAAAGATTAGTCCAATATATCGGAGAAATTGACGTTGTAAATTCTGTACAAAATTCAGAAAACGCATATTCTGAGGTTTATATTCACGTTCCAACTAGTGATGGTGCAACTCCTTATGTTCTTTTCAAAACCGTAGCTGATGAAAATTACTATCCGGATAGAACATGGACTCACAATCCTTCTGACCCTTTAGATACAGAGTATATTCAAGGAAGAGATTCTGCTTCTGGAGTTTATGGTCCAAACGGGCTACCAAAATTAGCTATTTTCGACCAGGACGTTTTAGGAGAACCTGGAGTAAGTGGCACATCAGCAACAGGTACATTCAGTTCGAATTGGTACTCTCCAAGAGATGAGGCTAATTCTTATTTCAGTGATCCTTCTTTCTTCGATGCCTCAAACTATGAACTTGAAAAATATGTAGCAGCTACAGGTTTAGGCGGATTTACAGTTAGTTACAAAAGAAGCAACTTAGATGGTGTACAAATTGATTTTGAACCATCATCTTACAAGGCAGTACAAAACTACGTTGGAATTACAACTATTGAAGAATGGAATTCAACACCAAGTACAGTTTCTTTTGAATTTAATGCAGCACTGATTTATTATGATGTGTATGATCCTAATAATCCTACCGATTCAGAAACAAATCTTTACGGAATCTTATTCTTTAATGATCCTGAGCCAGTTTCTGGAAATGCTGCTAAACTTCCAAGTTTCAATAAGTTCAAGCCTGATCCAATAACCAAACTCAATGGAAATTCCTATGGTTTCAAGATCAATTTAAAGTTTGACACTGATGTTGAAAGTACTGGTGTAGAACAAGCAATTAACGATTACTCTTCTTTCTCTCTTTCTATATTCATGGATGCTGCAACTGTGTTACAGGATGCTGCCAAGAATTTGAACGACAGAACTTTGGAGATCATGAATCTCCAAGATGAAGTTGCTGCCTTAAAGGACCTTATCATCAATACTGATGACAGTAATGAAATAAAAAATAGACTAACTATTGTTGAGAATTCATTACAGGCAAATCAGGCACTGTTTGAGAACACTCAAGATATCTTATTCCTCATTGAGAAAAATAGCGATGATATTCAGGACATTTTGCAAAATCAAACATCAATTAATATGTCCTATAATTTGGATCTATTGAAAGATGGAAAGGGAACGCAAGTAGATAGAACAATTCCTAATATCTTAAGAGTTGATGTCACACAACAGGATTATAATATAGGACCTAATTCCATATTTACAATCAATCCTGTAGCTGGTAACACAGTAGGATTAGAAATCTATACAAATTATCTTAAGCATAAGAATAACGGAATTTCAATAACTGCAACCAATGATATAGTTATCAAAATCGATGACTCAATTACCAAATGGAAAAAAGGACAGGTTATGAGATTGGTGATAAGTGATGAGATTGATTTAGGAAATTATTCCTTAGTAGTATTAACAGATGCTCTTGGAGAATATCCTAAAAATGCACCTTCTGGAGTTCCTTATTCTGTAGTAGTAGCAGGATTCTTAAATACACAATTCAGTACTTCTTCTTATAAGCCTATCTTTGATATAGTTTGTACTGACGATGTGAATTTAACATTCGAAGTTGATCAAATAAAATAATTTAAATGTCGAGTACCAAAAATTCGTTTGCATCTTTAATAGCTCAATTTCTAAGATTACAGAAAAATTCTCTGGAAATTATTAATAAGCTTAACGATGTTGCAACTTCTCCTAATGACTCAGTAGAGATTGAATTTCTGAAGGATGATAACACTTCAGAAAATATTCAAATTCCATCTTATGGATTTTTGAAATCTGAGATTAATAGACTGGATCAGAATATTTTAGCTCTTTCAGGACTTGAGGATAACACTGCAAATATTAGAAAATCTGATGGTACTGTTTCTAAAATTTATCAAGCTTCTGTTTTAAAAGATCCTTCTTCACCAACTAGTCTTCAAGTTCCAGCAACATTCAGAGCAAGAAATAATTGGTTTTTTGAATCTTTCTTAAATCCTTTACTCTATATTACAGTTGATGTTGAAAATCAAATTCCTGACAATTCTGAAAGCGTTCAGCTAAAAAGAATAATTGCAAACACTCAGACTGACATACAAAGACAATACTTCGACACAAACATTAAAGGCAGAAATGATCTTACTGATGCAGATTTTATTGCAGCTCTAGAAGGTCAAGGCATACAATATTTTGTTGATGAACAAGTTAATGACTTAGAATTAAGAACGCTAAGATACAAAGGTTCATTCGGTGTACTTAGAATATTTGATGAAGAAACTCAAACAACACAAAACGGAGTCACTTCAACTAATACTGTAAGGAAATATAAACTTACCACTTTAAGATATACAGATACTCTTTCAACAACTACAGATTCGAGAACCCTTACAAAAGGTGATCAACTTATCACAACAGGTGGTACCAAATACGAGATTACCTCGATTGATAACTCAGATTCGACAGTTGTATTAAGAAGACTATTTGGATTTGAACCGATTAGAATTGGAAATGATTCACTTGCTATTTCATCGAATGTCTTATCAAACAGAAGAGTGGAAGTAAATGTTGGATTTGATGAAAGACAGGCTATTTTTCTCAAATCGATTGATGGTGACTTCAATGTAGCTTCAAGCACTTACAGTCCTGGTATCACATTTTGGTCAAATGAGCTTCAGATCAATACCAGCGATGGTGTGAAGACTTTAGCAGAATTTTACAATTCCCAAGTTTCTGATTTTGGACAAACATTCATAGCAGCTGCAAAAGAAAAAACGATTCCTGCAGTTTTTGGATTATCTCCTGCTGCACCTGTTGTTGCACAGGAAAATTTCAAAGTTGTACAGGTTAATACACAGATCACAGACTCTAAAGAAAATAAACTTTTCAAAGAGAAAGTACAGGTAAAAACCTCTTTAAAAAATGAAATCTCTTCTATTGACAAAGCAATAGATCAAACAAGAAAACAGATTTCAGATCTTACAACAACTGCCACTAAGAAAGCACCAACTGCTGAATTCAAAAAGTTGAGCGACAAAATATCAACTTTAACTAAAGAAAAGGCAACAAAAACTGATCTCTTAGCCACAACAATAACTGACTTAAATAATTTAACCACTACAACTCCGGAGCTTAAGGAAGCTCCTAAATATAGAGTTAGAGGTTTTTGGCCAATTCCAGAACCCCTTTCTGATCCTAAAACAGGAGAACAAAACATAGTTCAATTCAATATCAGATATCGATATCTTTCTCTTACAGGAAACAGTAACGGTACAACTCAAATTGACTTTGTTGACAATGATGGAGTAAGCAAACCTGGTCAATTCTCGAACTGGACACAAACTAAGAGCGATCTTAGAAAGAAAGTTTATGACCAAAAAAGAGGTACATATGTGTGGAAGCTTGAAGATGTTAGCGATGCCAACACAGTAAACATCAACCAATTGGACGTTGCAATCTCAAAAGGCGAAAAAGTAGAAATACAGGTTCAAGCAATTTCTGAAGCAGGCTGGCCAACTAATCCTTTAACGTCTGATTGGTCAACCTCAATAGTGGTTGAGTTTCCACCAGATCTTGCTGTACAGATTGATAACTCTCCATTTATTGAGCAGAATGTAAGTGACCAAACTTTGGTTCAGGTTCAAGCTGATTTACAAGCAAAAGGTTTAGACCAACACTTGTCTACTTCATTTACATCCGGTGATAAGTACTATGCTCACAATTCAACAGTAATTTCTTCTGGATTTTTCGATCCAAATGGAGTGGCAATAGATTTATTCCAGAAGCTTACTCAAATAGACAATGAACTCCAGAACTTAAGATCGTTAATTGCTAAAGCAAAAGGAACTCTTGGAGTTTATATCACAAATGGGAACACTTCTACGAAGATTAAACCAGGAAGCACTGTTAACTTCTTCGCAGGTTATTATAATGAGCTTATAGACCTTTCTAATCCGAATAATAAGGGTAAGATAGCCACTGTTACTTATTATGTTGAATTAAGAAATGAAGCAGCTACTCCTCTTGAACTAACTTCATTAATTCCTGGAGGTCAGGGTGTTAAAGCGCCTAACTCTGCTATCTCACCACCCCCATTTGCAGTTAGTAGTGATTATGATACTAATAGAAAATATGGAGAAACCCCTGTACAATTATCCGGTGTGGTTGCTTCACAAGTTGATACCACAACACCCGGTGATTTCATTCAAGCTCTTGGATACCAAAGTGGAAATGCTTATTCGCAATTCATTTATCCAAGGTATAAGAGTGTAGGCCTAGACCAGAATCTTTATTTTACCCCTAGTACAACTTTAGGCTGGACTATTTCAAACGGGTCATCTTCTGGAGGTGCGAATTATCCGATCAACAACTATGGTATACTAATGCCTTTTGATCCTGATACAACAGCAGTCGGTGGTGCGGGAGCAAACTCAGGAGTTTGGAGCGGAACCTATTCTGGAACAACACCAGTAGGGGGAGGAAACTTAAATGAATTCTGTATTCATATTTCTCACCCTCAAATCAATGATGGATCTGCCCTAAGTTTTACTGATTTAGAAAGACCCTCTGTTACTTCTTCTGGTCCAATGATATATCCAGCATTTAGACATGCTTTAGGATTTGAAGTTGATACAAACATCACTTCTGAACCAGTTGGATACGACACTGCAAATCCTCAAAATCTTTCAATTCAGCAATTGGAATTTTATGGAGCTAACTCGGGATCAACATTCGGAACCGATGATAATTCTTATCCTAATAAGCTAGGATTTGTAGAATTTGATGAATACTTATGTGGTAAGTTCTCATGTGGAGCTTATTTATTTTTAGCTCCTACAGATCACACGGCAGTACAAGTTGAAGGTTCAACACAGTTAGCAAAAAAGACACTCGAATTTGGACAAGAAAACGCGATTACAGTTCCAATTATATTCCAACTTAGAGCACAGGACAAATTAGGATATATTGGAGGTTGGAGATCTGCTGGTAACCTTAAGAATATCACTTATACCAAAAAGATAGGTATAGATATTCAAGTAAAGAACGAGGATCTTTTTTCCTTTGACGTTTTAGTTTCTGGAAGCTACACTAAGACATCCTTGGTTTCTCCAGCTTACTCACAAAATGTTATCACAAATAAATAATAACTAGTTACAGATTGTGGCAAGGAAAATAATCAAACAGACGGCTTCTTTTGGAGTTTTAAGAGCTAACCCAAGAATCAGTGGTAATGTTAAAATCACTGTTGATTCAAAAGATGATATTTGGCTTAATTCTATAGATTCTAATGCGGAAATGTCTAATCGAGCATATAAAGCTTTTAGAATTTCTCCCGAGTCATCGTTTGATCGTGATCTTTACACATTCTTTGATAACGGACAAACGCCTTCGCAATTTGTTTTTGGACTTTCCGGTGAAGGAACCCCTGTACAAAACCAGATCGAAAACCTTTCTGGCCAATATAATTTCACATACAGTGCAGGTGTTACTCCATTAGTTTCTGATCGTTATCCTGAGGATTTCTCATATTTAGCTCCTTTTTGGCTTGGCGAAGATATTCCCGATTACTTTGTTATTTTCAAAGTTAATGATCCTATTGATTATCCATATCAGGTTCCAGTTTCTGCTTTAGAAGCTGGTAAAAATTATAAAATTCTTGAAGATCCATCAGTAGATGTGGACTCTCCAGGTTACTTGCCTTTCATTGTTCAATATCTTGGACAGAATTATACTGATGGAAACATTTTAACTGGACAGATTAGTCCATTTTTTACTGTACTGCAAGGACAAGGAAGTGTTATTCTTCTTGATCCCTTGTACAATCTTAATAATGTTGAGAACACTGCATCACACTTTACAGAAAAAATTCTTCCTAAATCCACAGTTGTTGCAACTTATGATATGGGAGAATCTTCTAAGATAGGAAAATATCTTAGAAAAATTAAACAAACGCCAGGTTTTACTGATTCCCTTATAGACGTTAGATTTGAAGAGAATCAGCTTACAACCTATAATGGTGTTAACTATTCAGTTGGTGTCTTTGATAAGAAAGGGGATTATTTATTAGATTTCTTTTCAGATCCCAGTTCACAGATAGGATTCGAAGAATCTATGACAGATGGATTCAGAAGAAATGGGATTATTAGTTATAAACTGCTTAATCTTGAATTTTTATTCGATGACAAAGATTCTGAAAACTACACAATTAATAGATATTTTGGACTTTATGTGAATGCAGCAGAAATGGCTTCATTCCAGTTGGACGGAAATGCTCTATATCTTGATCAAGGACAATCTGGAAACACTCCTGTTCCTCAAAGAAATGACAAAGGGTATTATTACCAAGATTTTCCTTATTACCAATACAATAATGATGGTGTTAGAATTTTCATTGATTCAGAAAAAATAGAGGGAATAATTCCAGATTCAACGGATGTTAATGTCAATGAATTTAATAAGGTTTTCTGGATTCAGGACAAAAATGGAGATTTCTTATCTCTAAAGAGATCTGATACCTATGATACTTCACCTGGATTAGAAAAATATAGATACGGTCTTTCGGGATCTGAAAATCAATTAGTTCTTCAGAATATCTCATTGGACCTTTCAGTTCTGACCGGAAGTGATGTCACGACAAAAAAGCAATACGGAGCAACTTCGACTGGTGAGAAGGGAAGAGCTTATCAGGTAATTAGATTAACCGATGAGCTTACCAACACTAATCAAGATAGTTTTATATTCTATAATCCTTTAGGATTTTATGGAACCCCTGGTGCAAAATACGACATTATTAGTGCTTCTGATATGTCCTCTGTTATTGATGAATGGGGACCAGGAAGCTATTATGCACAGGACAACGCTTATTATTTTCATCCATTCGGAACGCCAGAAGATATTATTAGTGCCTTAACCGGAATTTTTAATTCTTTCACCTACAATTCATTTGAAGCTTTCCAATCTGGTGACGAACTCGTAATCAGGACAAGAGCAACAGGTGCTCAAGAAAATAATAAGTATTATCTGGATTTCTTCCAGAATTTTTCCACACAAACTAGAATGCCGGATTCTAGAAGAGGAATATTATTCATTAATGATATTGATGCTTGCGATATAAATCAAAAGCAATCTTTTGTAGGAGGATCTAACTATTCAAATACAAGGGTTAAAGTACTGCTTGAAGATGCCAACAAAATAGAGGTAGGAACAACTTTCCTAGATACAGTTAAGAACACTTCAACTGATACGTATAAAGGATTTCCAGAATATTCAAACAAGGGAGCTTCAGTAGTTGTCGGCAAGTTCAGATTTGTTGACCAGTATGCTAAAGATTCTGGAGGTGAAATTTTAGGTTTAAAAGATTTTGAAACACATGCTACTATTGAAGTTGAAGATTTTACTTCAAAAGTATCTCTTGGATCTATTAACAGAATTTCCACTTTTAACCCATATAGAATTCCACTTGGAATCTTTTCATTCTACGGTCTTAGAGAACTTGATATGGACTTCTGGCAAAGTCAATATGGATATACACCAACTAAGGAGTACTACAAGTATTTAGATGTGCAACCGGAAGGAGAAACACAAATAGTTAATGGTAAGACTTATTTTGTATCGTCTGGAGCAGTTATCACGTATGACGGAAACAACATTACAGGACCAGATTTCTTTGAGGGGGTCGTAGACGAAACAGCTTACACACTGGTAACATCTTCTACTGGTGCAGAGGCCAACATTTATCCCACGATTTCCTCAAGAGGAAACGTTACAAGTGGAATTACAGGTTCCAACTTTGATACTGCATATTATCCAGACTTGGATGCTTTTCCTGGATTTTACGGAGTTCAAGCTCTTAAATTTGTGAATGATGAAGTTGGATCACAAACAAAGTTAGCCCAATTAAACTTTGGAAAATTGTCCTCCGAATATGATTACACTCAGGATAACTATAATCCAGATTTTGCAACTATCAGTAGAGTTAGTCCGTATATTACAAAGTGGTCTTACAAGAGAGGAACAGATGTTAGAGGAAATCCTTACAGCTTAAATGCAAATATTGCTTTTAGCCCTCTGAACTTCTCTCCTAGCTTTTTTAGAAATTCACAGGACCCACAATACTTTACTCATGAGTGGTACCAACTTCAGAAACCTCCATATTCAATACCTGAGGAAACTCTTAAAGAAGATAAAAACTATTTAGCAGATGAATTAGATCAAGCTAAACTTATAAATGCTAATCCTTCTCTTAGAGATTATTTCTTGGACTATTTTTCAATAGAGGGTGAAGATCTTCTACAATATTATGTTGATAGCACAACTATTGAAAATATAAACCTATCAGAAAGATACAGTGTTTTTGATTTCAATTCAGCTAATGGATTTTCTGAAACATTATTCAGGGGAGCAAAAGTTAGAATTAAAAGAACCTTTACAAATTTCGGGCAACAAGAATCAATCAAATATCTGACTGATGACAGATTTTATGATGAATATAAATTCTCTTGTGTCATTGTTCCTGTTGAAAACATTGAGGATGAGATTCAACCACCTATTAAAATAAAGGTAATTGAAAACAGAACTTTCAAAAATATAACCTTCGTAATTGAATTACTGATCGATGATGTAAGAGTTTATGATTTTGAGCCTACAATAGTTAGTCCACCACAGCAATACTTGGATTTGGATTATTTCCTTCTTTATTCATTGAAAGATAAATTGGAAAGACAAGAAGGACCGGTTTCTTCACCTCCTACTTGGCTTCCAGGAGGAACAATCGAACTTCCTGCAGTTGGTGATATTAAACTTTCATCTGCTTTAAACGTAACTTCAACTGCAAATGCTGCGGGTGTTGTATCTGTAGTTAACTCAGGAACTCCAGGAGATGATGGAACTGTTTATATCATACCAAATCCAGAATATGAATCGGATTTAAGAGAAGAAATTAATTTCACATACCCAATAAGTACTGTTCCTGGACCAACCAGTTCAACTGGACCTGGTTCATTCTACGGTGTGATTGGAACAACTGCTGGAGGTCCTTCTGGACAATACACCTTACCATTCCCAACAGGAGTTGGTGAGGGATTCATCAATTTCACTAACACTCAAACTGATTACATCTTTGACTTTGCAGATGTTGGAGCACCTGGACCAACTGATATTCCATCAATTGTATCTTATGACCAAGCTTTGGCCATACCAATTTACCAAAGAGAAGGTGGTATAGGATACTGGGAAAACATACTTGCTAAAATATCTTTTGCTAATATCTCTTTGTTGGTAAACACAGAAAGCCCGTACATTGAGTACAAAACTTACATCTGGAATTCTACTACTAAAGCAACAGAGGTTTTAAACAACCAATTTGTTGTGGAATTTTTAAAGCCATCTGCTTTTGAACAAAATTCAATAGTGGTAGCAACAGAAGATCTAGATAAGCCACAAGAACTTGACGTTTTCAATGTGGGATATGTGCTGAATGAAATACCAGGAGAAAGTGAGCTTTACAGATATAGTGGTGAATATATTCCAACTTTCCGAGAAGTTTTAGGTTTTGAAAATGTAAAATTTGATTTGCCATATTGGACTATTCCTTCGGTTTACACTTTTGATGTAAAGGTTGTGACGAAGCCTGAATCTTCGTCAAATTATGAGCTAGGATCAACCTTGTGTTACTCGATCGACGGAATCATTGAAAACAAAATTACTCTTATTAAGGGTGTTACTTATCAGTTTGATCTAAGTGATCCAAGTAATACTGGTTATCAAATCTACTTCTCAACATCGAACAGAGGAAACGGATTAACAACTGATGCTTTGACCCAAGGTTATACCCTTGTAGGAACACCAGGATCATCGGGGTCTTACGTTGAATTAGAAGTGCCATATGATTTTCCAAGCTCTGTTTATTACGTTGCTCAAGGAGGAAAATACATGGGACAAAAAATCAATCTTGTTGATGCTATAGAATATTCTTATTGCAGTTTTGGCCCGAATAAAAATAATTTTGGAGTTTCCAAAAATGTAAATTATTACAAATACGCAACTGAGTGGATATTCAGAATTAGCATAGATTCTCCTTATGATCCAGTTTACAATTTAATAGGGGAAACCCCTATTGATAAGAGAAATTTATCAATCTTTGAAAGCTCATGGGATCCAGGGTTCTATAGACAATATACGGATCCAACAACATTTGAAAGTTTGCCAGGTACTAAAAGCATGCTTGAAGAGAAATCCTTCTTTGGAAGTAAAGTCATGCAAACACCTGATTCTATCAATAGCCAGAAGCAACTTGTCTATCCAAGTTCTTTAACTAATGTTTTGGAATTAAACTATGATAATTATCCAGATTATGAAATTCTTTGGGAAGAAACCTCTACAGAAATTAGAGGGATTCTTCTTATGGACAGGATGTTGATTAGGTATTTCTTAAATGACGGTGCCAAGCAAACTTTCCAAGAATTTATAGTACCAGAATTTGGATTCGGAACTGAAAGTGATATTAATGACGATTTCATAGAATATATGGAATTGAACATTGTGCCTATCTTCCAATCGCAAAATAATGGAACATATCTTAAGAAAATTCCTCTTGCAGATCCTCTTGATTTGGTTTCTGTAGTTGGAGATTATGCAGATTATCAAAAACTTTCAAATGGGTATTTACCCTCACAAGAGGTCAAATACACTAAAGTCAATGAACTCAGATATGAGTTTAGATTACCAAAAGATCCATCTTTTGACTACTCAATTGCATTCTCAATTCAGATAGCAAAAATATAAGGAGATGAAATTTTTTGATATATAAACCATGAGGAAGATTAAAGATTACTATGATTTTCTTAATGAAGGTGTACCTTACTCAGTTGAATTTATTAAAGGTCTAATCAAGTCATTTGTTGACACTTTGAAAATTTCACAAAAGGCCGAGGAATCCCCGAGAGGTAGCAATAAAGGGAAAGAAGTTGAAGCAATGCAAAAAGCTGCTGGAACAACTCCTGGAAACCCTTGGTGTGCAGCTTTCGTTTATGATGTGTTTAGTAAGTCTGGGATAGGTTCTTATGAGAAAAATAAAATTCCAGTTACTCCTTCAGTTAGGATTCACTGGGAAAAATCAAAAGGAGCAAAAATTACAGCAGAACAAGCTCTTAAAAATCCAAACCTAATTAAGCCAGGGATGGCTTTTTTCTATCTCACAAGAAATGAAAAGGGTGAATATCCCGGTTCAGGCCACACTGGAATCGTTCTTTCAGTTAATCCACAGGAGAAAAATTTTAGTTCGCTAGAAGGGAATACCAATCCAGTGGATGGAGCTAGAGAAGGATATGGATCTTTCTTGGTAACAAGAAATCTAAATGATCCTAGCATTTCAACCAAAAAATCAGATCACCCTGCTAAACTACTTGGATTCATAGATTACTTCGCTCCATACAGAGGAAGTTCTTTCGATTCATCTTTAAAAGATGAAATTGAGAAAGCTATTTCTAATGTTTTCAAAACTAAAACAGAGAGGGAGAAAAGTTTTTTGTCAAGCAATCCTTGGGTGCTAAAGGATTACGAAAAAAATTACAAGGAAAGGTTTAAATAATTAAAAAGATGCCCCAAATAAACGTATTAAATATATTACAAGGCGATAATCAATCAACCATAGTTGATAAGATTAATTACAACTTTGATCAGATACTAAGTGCAGGTGGAGGCCCTCAGGGACAAAAAGGATCTGCTGGAGCCACTGGTCCAGTTGGACCACAGGGACCGCAAGGGGTTCAAGGCCTCCAAGGACCATCTGGAAGCAAATGGTTTGTTCAAGATGTCACACCAGCCCTTGGATCAATATCAGGTTCTAATCCTTTCCTTTTCCCAACATTAGGGGATTATTGGCTCGATCCAGCATCTTCTGACCAAGACATATATGTTTACACTTCCACCGGGTGGGCAGATACTGGATTTGGATTAGCAGCAGGGGATATTTTTCAGAATCTTGCTCCGATCTCAATAGCAGGGGGAGGCACACAGAATGCTATAATGATAGCAGGTGCTTCAAATGATTCAACAGTGGTTTTATCGGATTCTACTATTTCTGACTATACTCCTGCAGGAACGCCTATACAAAATTTAAATTTCGAGAATTCTAAACTTAAAATTTCAACTAAGGATAGTAGAACAAAACTTATAAGTTTTAGTCACGCAGAATTCGATGTCGATCCAGGGGGATCTGCAAGTTCAAATAGCAATTATAATCCATATTTCCAATGGAGAACTTCAGTTCCTGGACCCAAGGGATACTGGGATATAGAATTCACAAATCCTACAGGATCTATTTTAATAAAATCTCCGGGTACTGTTCTAAATAGTGGAATTAATTTAAGTTCAAGTGCTGAAATTTCTGCTGTTTCATCTGCTGATAATGTACTTCTAAGCACAGCATCTTCAAACAAAGGAACTTTAGTAGATGCTTCCTCAGGAACATATGGATTCTTCGAGGTCAGTGATAATGGGGGGACTAACCAGTCATATCCTTTCCTGTACGTAAACTCTACTGGATTAGGACTTGGTATAGGTACGGGGGGATTTAAGCTCACAGGTGATGATCGTAGAAGACTATCAGTACTTGGTAATGTAAGTGTTTCCACAACAGTTTCTGAACACAATGCAGCTTTATTTACGGGGAACGTGAATTTCCCTTTAAATCACAATAAAGGATCTTTTTATGTCCAAGGTCATGCAGGATTTGGCAGATTAAATCCTACTGGATACGAGGGTGGTTCTGTTAATATAACAGGGCCTAATGAATTACTTGGTTTATATCCGCAACTTTGGGTCACATCTCCTAATTATGGACCAGCTTTACAAATAAAAACATTAGGGGGATCAACTTTCACCAGCAGATCAGTTATTGGTGACGGAACAATAGATTTTAATTTTATCACATCCTCCACTCAAAGAGTTTCTGGAACTGGTCCTGATTTTACACAGGAATTCTTTTCTAGCGGACACACTTTTACTGCAGGACCTCTTTTAAGTTTTCAACATAAGATTACAGATTCTTCAAACACAACAGGAACTGCGAACGTTTTTGCCATAACAACAAACATGAATGCTGGCGTTTACAATAACGCCAATTCTGTTAACAATACAACAATTCAAACTAGGAATTCTAATCCGCGTTTGATTTTAGAAGCTAATTCTACTGGACAATATGACAGCAACAGAATATCTCTGGGATTTTCTGGTAACAGAACGATTGCAACTTATCCTGGACCACAATCACCGGATCCTTGGTATGGAACTACTGTTATTGGTGCAATGTCTGGTTCGGTTCAACCTAAGGGTCTTACTGGTAATTTAAGTACTTTTGCTACTTTTCCTAGTCTTTCGCTTATTTCTTTTCAAGGAACATCCGGAGGATGGAACGAGCCAAACCATGCTTTATCAATAGTAGGAGTCCAAACTATTGGTACTACTGATCCAGTTTCTCTTTTGGGGGGAGCTAAATCAAGTACAGGTCAATTTGGAGCAATTTCTATGCTTAAGATTCACAGAAATTTAGGAAACTCCGTTTATGTACCTCCATCTTCTGCTTACTGGCAGGGAATAACTGGAGCGTATCCATTTAACTACCCGAATGGTTTAGAAATTACATCATTTAAAAGTCAGGCTGCTGTTCCTGGAAAGGGCAACGAAAACAAAAGCGTTGCGTTGGCAATTGGAGCTACTAAATACACAGCAGCTGAGGATAATGAACGAGTAACGTGTCCTGCTACAGGATTCTATGTCTCTGATACTGGAGAAAACGTAGCCATAGGGACTACTATTGATAATGATGCTGTACTTGCAGTTTCTGGAGCAGCTGCTATTAGCAATGCTATATTAGCTTATGGAGATGTAAATGTAACCGGTGGTAATTTAAATGTTACTAATGGTGATGTGAATGTTACTGGAGGTGATTTAAATGTAACTGGGAGCATTTCATTTAATATAGACCAAGCTTTCAATTCTACGGCTGAGGGTCCAACAGGATATACTCTGTTTAGACAAAGATCGAATGATATTTATTTATATTCTGAGCAGGCTAAAGGTGCAACAACTATAATAAACAGTACGTACATCAGTAGTGGTGGACTGTCTATGTTTAATAACCAAAACATTACATTAGCAGGACCTCTCAAAATGATAAGAGATTCACTCGGTTTTAATTGTACTGTTACTGGCATGCCTAGTTCTGTTAGATATCTATCTTCTTTTAGTAGCGGATCATATACTACTAACACTACTTCTTCGATAACATACCTTGGTCCTTATCAACGGGATGTGATAATTTATGGAATGACTAGTAGCGGAACGTCTCCATCGACAGACATATATGTAGAGGATATTGATGCTTCCAATTTCTATATCCTAGGCAGAGCAAATGGCGGTGGCAATTCATGGACAGCAATTGTTCCGGCGGATTGTCAGTTTTACATATTATTGGAGGGTACTGGAAATTACTCATTTAGGGTATGTGAGTTTGGACGTGTATCATGAATAAAAACTGGTTTATACAGCAATACAATGAGGTGCACAACAACCTTTCCAATTTGGAAAAAGAGATCGAGCACTACACTCAGCACAGGATGTCTATGCTATCTGATGATTCTGCGCTTGAAAACTTAAAACAAAGGGTAAAGCTTGAAATTGAGCGACTAAATAAAACAAGAGAATATGAAAGAAGATTCTTCAACTATGAAGAGCGAAAATAAAAGAAAGGATCTATTTTACTTGACAATTATTGTCATAATTATCCTTTTATTGCTCAAACAATGCAATGGCAACAGAGATCTCCAAGCCAAAATAGAAGTTATATGATGAGCTTAAAAAAGTTGAAGGTGATGTCATAACCATTCATGATGTTGAGACTGTAGTTAAAGTTGACACGCAGTATGTAGACAATACTGTAACAGTCTATGCGGATGGAAATTACAGTCTTGATTTCAAGTTAGATACTGTTTTCTCAGAGGGTAATTATAGAAAATTATCAGGGAATAGTTTTTTTGCTATAGATTCAACTTCACACAACGTAATTCCAGGTAAGACTAGAATAAACGAGGATGAAATGGGATTTTCTTTCGTTACTGGACTTAGAGAAAAAGACGGGTCTTTGGAAATCTTTGTAACTCCAAAATATCCCGATATGAAAATCACAAACATAGAAGGTGCTATAGTTGATCCTCACAAATCTGATGTTTTAAAAAATATGTTTCCTGAAAAGAAATGGAGTGTTGGGCCTTATCTAGGAGTTGGTTTAGGTGCCAAAGTTTTGGGGGAACCCGCATTTGGTCCAGTAATTAATATTGGTATTGGTGTCCAGTATTCCTGGTGGAAATTCTAAGCCTAAATAAAAGGGAATATATAAAGCATGTCTTATACATCTACACAAAGGTTTGTAAAGCTTACGGATTATCTCTTGTTGGAGTACAATTATACTTCATCACCTAATCCTGAGCAATATTTTGTCAACACCGGAACTCCTGCAGTTGGGTTTGAAAAAATAGTAAACGGTTATTTTGATAACGCCGTTCAAATTTTAAATAAACCTGTAGATCAAAGTGTAACCAATAATGTCAGAGATCTTAGTGTTGTTAGAACTGCTAAGAATAGATTCGTTTCTTTAGATGAGGACTATTTAGTTCAATATTTAAATTTTGATCCCAAATTAACATCTGTAGCAAATCTTCCTGTAGTATTTCCTTCTAATATAGGAGTTTATTATGACACTGTAAAGTTTCACATTGTTGCTGGTTACAACTTCGACAATATTGATGGAATTATATTACAGATACAGTTCCAAGAAAGAACAGGCAAAAAGGCTACGATTTTACAGCTTCTTGTGACCAAGTCAGATGTAACTTTACCTATCTTAAATCCAAATCCTATTTATTTAGGAGGTGCTCTCTATGACCACTATGTTGAGGTTAAGATTCCTGCTTATGCTAACATGGTTTATGAGTATGATATTCTGGCTGGAACATCATCTCAGGCAAACACTTTAGCTGCCAAGATTTCTTCAGATGGTAATGGATTTAAAAAAGATGCACCAGTCGAGTTTGCTTTGTATGAGATATCACAAACTGTATTAAAAGACGGCTACGACAATTATATTGCCCAGGTTAAGGCAGAACTTGGAATTTTTCCAAGAGATGTTTATTCAAGCTTAGCAGCTGTAATACAGCAGAATTCTTTCTATAACTATTTGGAATATTATCCAACATGGGAAGGTAACTTCTTGGAAGACTTTGTCAATGCAGAAGGTAGAGTTGGTAATTCATATTATGTTGTTCATGAGATCGAGGTTAAGGAACAAGTTGGATTGACTTATATCACGACTTATAATTTCACAACCACACAAACACAGGATTATAATGCTCCTTACATCTTTAGACCTGTGCTTCAAAATCCATTAACCACTTCTTTTCTTGTGAACTATACTATGAGACTGGTTAACAGATCCAACCAGAACCAAATAATCAGAAGATCCTCTTTTAGTTCGTTTGATACTACAAAGTATGGAAGAGAGGTTAATAAGATAACTTTGACTACTGGAGCATACTCTCAAAAAGTCTACAACAAGATAGTTCAAGCACCAAATGTTCTTTCGCCTTATGGTGTTAATACAAATGTTGGTTCCCCAAAGGAAAAGAAGGTACCTGTTTTTTATAAGGACAATAATATTTCGGTCACTCAAGAAACTATAGTTATTGGAAAGGATGGTGCACTGGTATCTGAATCTTCTGTACCAAATGCCTCAACAGTTTATGGTCAGGGCAAGGCAAAAATAGTGGTTGATCCGTTTGACAATTTTTACAAGTTTACCGTTTACAATTTGACTGGAGGACAAACCCCTGAAATATTGGATTTAGGAAATTCTTTAACTTACTATCTAGTTTTCTTAGATGCGAGTGGACAAACAGTGAGAGTTGAGAATATTAAAAACAAGACGACGATTTCAAATCCATCTACTGGACAAATTTCATTCAAGTTAGTTGATACCAATTCCAAAAAAGTGCTAGGATTCACTAACAGAGAATTTTATATTATATCAAAGACACCAGATGGAATAGAAACGAAGTTATATTCAGGATCTTGGCAAACACAAGCAGAATTTACTTCATCAACTGCATCAGCTACTGGAACAACACAGAGTTCATCTGCAACTACTTCTACCACTACTACCTCAACAACAGTAGCAAGTTCAACAACAACTGCTGCTAATAAACCAGCAACAGGATCTGCAAATACCACAACTGGTTCACAGATAGTCAATGGAGTTCCTCAAAGCAGTAATCCAGAAACTAGTGATACTTACGTTTTAGGCAGTAGTGCAATTTTAAGTACTGTTCCTTCATCGACTTTGAACACAACAGGAGGACTGCTTGGCTCAAATTCCGCAGTTCCTCCTCCAATTCAAAGTGCAAATCAAGCATCGAATATTAATATCACTGCTCTTGCTAACTCAATAGCAGGATTAGAAGCTATGGGTTATATTGTCGCTAGAGTGGTCAACTACCATTTTAATCCCGGATCACCAGGAGCAAGTTTGTTTAATGGATTAAAAGCATCCCAGTTTTTAACTGCAGCTTTGGAAGTGCACCCTAAACTTGCCAATGGAAAATTTGATGCTAAATATATTCAATACTGCAATGCCTTAAATCTTCCTGTAGCTGATCCAAACTCACCTGTGACTTCTTCTAATACAAATAACACTGCTTCAAGATGATCCTGAACGCAAGGCAAAACGGGTTTATTTTTAATTTTCCAAAAGGATTTATATACCCGGAAGTTGTAGAGAAGTATGAGGGGTACATTAAAAGAATGCCTATTCCTTATGACACGGTTAATGATTTTATTAATGCAACTATACAATCTGTTAATTTTCCAACAATTAGAAGCATAGATAATGTTGAACAGATAAGACCCGGTGGTTACAAGCAGAATTACAAAAGCTCAACAACGCTACAGAATCTAATCCAAAGGGATTTCACAGTTAGTTTTAAACTAGGTGAGGGATTCATCAATTATTGGGTTCTCTATGAAAATATAGTTAGATTCTTAGACTTCCAAAATCCTGAACAATATCTTCCAGATTTCAGGCTACTTCTTTTAGATAATGAGGGTATTATTATGGCTTCTGTTATTTTACAGCAGCCGATAGTAACTAGTATTTCAGATCTTCAGCTTAACTATGCTAGTACCACTCCACAATTTTCCACTTTTAGTATCGGTTTCAGGTGTAACTATGTAAACGTTAAACTTGAAATTGGCTAATATGAATAATGAGACCAAATATGTAGGTGTGGACTTTTCTTTAAATAGTCCTGGATTCTGTATTTTGACATCTTCTGGATGTAGTTGGATCAGTCTTCATCGTACATCTAATATCATCGACAAAATGTATAAGAAGGAGGGATCTCCTTTTAAGATTCTCAATGATAGCAGTTTTGTAGATGTGAATATCATAGCAAGAAAAGAATTTAGTGACGATTATCATTTAAAAGAAAGACAAAAAATTTTAAATGCAATTTACTTTTCTGATCTTGCAATTGACCTTTTAACTCCCTATTTGGACGAAAATACTGTGGTTGCAATGGAGGGACTTTCATTTGGCTCTTCTGGTAACTCGCTTATTGATATTTCTATGACCACTGCTCTTATCAGATCAGCTATTGTCAAAAAGATTAATCCAGATAACTTCTTTGTCTTTTCACCAACAACTATTAAAAAATTTGCACTTAAGGGAAATTCGAAAAAAGATGAACTCTACGAAGCATTGATCGAAAAAAGAAAAGATGATCTTAGACTTAAACCTTTCATTGATTTACTAAAAGAGTACAAGTCACAGTGGGTAAAGGGAGCAAACAAAGTTGAGAACCCGTGTTCTGATCTTGTGGATGCCACTTGGATAGCATTATTTATTGAGGAAAACAAAGAGAAACTTTCGAAAGAGCAAGCGGTATAATTTGAATAAAACAATTTTAAAAAATTTAAAGAATTATGGAAAATCAGGATTTTGACATTTTTAATTTAGACAATGAGGCTTTCGTAAAACAGGAAGTTAAAAGAGACGAGGACGAGTCCCTTTACAAACCTTATCCAGAACTTGGAAAAGACGGGGTTTACAAATCTCTTATTAGATTTCTTCCCAATGTTACCAACCCAAAGAAATCTAAAATTCATCAGTACTATGTGTGGTTGAAAGACCCAGTTGATGGAACAAACATGAAGGCACTTTGTCCTTCTACAGTTGGTAAAAAATCTATTCTCAAAGACATCTTCTGGAAGCTTAAGAATTCACCATCAGCTAAAGACCAAGAGATTTCTAAATCTTTCTCAAGAAAAGAAGATTTCTATTCTCTTATTCAAATAGTTAAGGATCCAAACAGACCTGATCTCGAGGGTAAAATCATGGTATTGAAGTTCGGTAGAAAAGTAAATGATCTAATCGAGCAACAAATTAAGCCTGAATTTGGAAATCCTTCAAATCCATACGATCTTTTTGAAGGTAAAAACTTCGGTTTACATGTTAGAAAGGTTGGAGAATGGAACAACTATGATCTTTGTCAATTTGTTGGAGATAAAACTCCACTCTTAGTCGAAGGCAATGCAGTTGAAAAAACTGAAAAGAGCAGAGACATCATCACAAAATATCTCCAATCTGGTCCATTAGATCTCGAAAAATACGATTTCAAAGATTGGTCAGAAGAGGAGAATGAAAAGATAATGAGAATTGTAAGAAACACTATTCCTGACGGAAGAATGGTTTCTGAAATTATTGGAGGTGGTTCGGATTCTAAAAGTTCATCTGCACCTTCATCGTCTTCAGATAATTTCTTTGATCAAGTTCCTACTAAACAATCTTCTGCAGACTCAGAATTCTTTGGTGATGAAGAAGAAAAGGCAAAAGCTTCAAAACCAGCAGGTAAGAAATCTTCACCATCTCTAGACGATCTTTATAACGATCTATAACCTTAATAATGGATCGGAATGGAAACAAGAGAAGTCAGTGGTTTGTCTGTTGACAGAGTAAAAGCTGTCGTACAAGCATCTCTTCAAAAGTTTTTTGGAAACGATCCACAAAGGTTAAAAATATACCAAGCGGGCAGTAGATTAAATTTCTGCTGCCCGTTTTGTGGAGATTCCAAAGACGCCAGAAAAAAGAGAGGTAACCTATATCTAGACACTCTCACTTATAAGTGTTACAATGGAGGTTGTGGCAATTGATTTCTTCTTTACCGTAAACTATAAAGATGTACTCATTCCAAGAGATCTTTTCAAAGAAAGACTTGAGCTACAAGAAGTTAAGGGAACTTTTGCAGAGAAATGGATTCTAAACAGAAATCACTCTCCAGATTCTAAATTCTTGTGGGATCCAAAAAGAAAAAATCTATATCTTTTAAATTTAACTGGTGATGACAATTTCATTCTTGGAATTCAGATAAGACCTATTGTAAAAAAAAGCAGCAGTAAATACTTCACATACAAACTTAGTGGTATTTACAAAAATCTGTTCAATGAAAAAAATCCAGATATAATTTCTAAGGCAGAGGAAGTAGACCCGATATCCAGTGTGTTCGGATTTTCAACTGTTGACTTGGATGCTATGATCACCACTTTTGAAGGACCAATGGATGCTTGGCTTTGTCCTAACTCTATTGCACTTTGTTCTATCAACAACCAGTTTCCTTTTGATGTTACTAACAAGAGATGGTTTTTAGATGGAGATGAGGCAGGTAGAAGAAAATCTAGAGAACTCTTAGATAAGGGTGAACAGGTTTTTCTTTGGGGAAAATTTCTTAAAGAAAACTCTTTTCCAGAAAGGGACAAATGGGACTTAAATGACGTGGTGAATTATCTTAGATCTACTGGTAATAAAATTAAAAGATTGGATAACTATTTTTCAGCTGACAAATGGGATATTATAGAAATATGAAAGCTAAAACTAATGATGGAAAGGTTAAATTTCCATTGGACATCAAAGGCGATACGGATTTCCCAGATCTAGATCTTTCTATGAATTACCAAAGTCCGCCTCTGAAAGCTAAGATTAGCTCCGAAGTGAAAGAGGTAGAATCAATTAAAAGAAAAAAACAAAAATGTCAGAGCAACAAACTAATATAGAAAGCAAAATAGATTTCGACAAAAAATTCAGTGAAGAGCGATCTGAGTGGACTGAAAAAATAAGAACGCTTTCTATCCGAATGAAAAATATCAGGGAACTGAGTGAGGTTCAGGTTGAGCTTTATTCTAGTAGACAAATTCTGTTGGAATATTCTGCTAAACTTGGACAAGTAATGACGAAGTTGAATTCTAAGCACAGAAAAGATAGAGGCGATAGGTTAAAATTTTATTCTGAAAACAGCCAGATAAAATATGGTGCTAATGAAAAAACCCCACTTATTGAAGGAGACCTTTCTGACCTCAAAGAAAGAATGGATATAGTTGAAAATCAGATTTCATTTGTAAATGAGACAATTAAAACTGTTGACCACTGCCTTTATGGTATAAAGAGCCGCATAGCTTTGGAGGAGTATTTAAGATCAGGAGCTGTTAAAAATAACTATTAATGGATGATAAAGTTCGTAGTAAGTGATGATAATAATTGGCTGACTTTAGTGGATCATGATGAGGAGTTTGAAAAAAAGCAAATTGAAATATCATTAACTAAAAAAATTCATAATCACTTCTTCCATCCCTTAGTCAAGAAAAAAGTGTGGGATGGATCTATATGTTTTATAGATAAAAGACTTCCAATTTGGAGAGTCCCAATTGGTCTTTGGTCTGAGCTTTATCAAATAGGGCAAAAATACAAAATTGAGGTCAGAATAGAGGGACTTGAAAGAATAATAGATTCTGGCTTTACTCTTGAAGAATTTACAAAATGGTGTGATGATTTTTTTGAAAACAAATCTTTTAAGCCGAGGGATTACCAAATAGAAACTGCATGGAAAATCATCAGGTTTAAACTTTCAGTTTCTGAAGTTGCTACAAGTTCTGGTAAAACCCTTATTGCTTTCATAGTCTTAGCATATCTGAAGAAAGTTCACAACGTCCAGAAATTCTTGATGGTTGTTCCTAATAGTAATCTAGTTCTTCAAGGATCTGAGGATTTCGAGGAGTATGGTTTAGAAGAATTAGAAAACTGTGAGCTTCAGCAAATCCATGGATCTAATAAGAAGAAAATTTCTAGTGGGCTAATGATAGGGACATACCAATCTTTAGTGAAGATGGAGCCTGAATTTTTTGATGGGGTAGAAGCGGTTTTTGTTGATGAATGCCATCAAGGATCAAGTGCTTCCATCAAAAAGGTTGTCTCTTTGTGTCGGGATTCTAGATGGAGGTTCGGACTTTCTGGAACATTGACAAACAAAAGCAGCGCTGAATATCTTACTATCCAGCAATTTCTTGGACCTTTGATAATGGAGATATCTCCTAAGTTTTTGTTTGATAACAAATATGCTACACCGGTTTCTATTAAGATAGTCAAAATGGATTGGCTTGATGAGGAGGTCAAAGAAAAACTTTCAAATCTAAAAGAGAACAAGAAAGAGATAGAAGGAAATGAGATTTTCAATATAGAAAGGAAGCTTGTAATTAACTCAGATAAAAGACTTGATTATGTGATTAATTTCATTCTGAAAACTTCTAAAAATTCGTTGGTACTATTCCAGTCAGTAGGAGAGGGATACGGAAAAAGAATCTACGATGGAATCAGAGAAAAGAGTTCTGAACACGAGGTATACTATATAGACGGTGATACTGATCCTGAGAAGCGAGATATTTTCACTAAGAGAATGGAAGAGGGAACCAATAAGATTTTAGTAGCTTCTTTCGGTACTCTTTCAACAGGAGTAAGCATAAAAAATATTCATAATATCTTTTTAACCGAGTCCTATAAATCCGAGGTTTTGATCAAACAAAGTCTTGGGAGAGGAATGAGACTTTTTGAAGGTAAGGAGAAAGTTAACATAATAGACTTTGTTGATGATTTCAGTTGCAATAGCAAAGACAATTATCTTATGAAACACTCCAAAGAAAGAATAGAAATCTACAAAAGAGAACACTTCGATTACAAGGTCTATGAGATCAAATTTTAGATTTTGGATATATAAAAAGAAAGAAAGGAAAGGTAATGAAAAATCTTCAAGTATACGAATCTTTTTGTATTAACGAGAGTGAAAAATTGTTTTTTAAAAGACACAATCAGGGAGATACGTACAAAAAAAGATCTAAAGAAAGCTACGGACTTTCAGATGATCCAACAATTCTCCAAAAAACCCGTGACTTCTTCCAAAAAGTTGAAACTAGAATCAACAACATGGCAAGAGAGGGATCAAGCTTGGTTAAATCAAACAGAGCTTCAAGAGGTGGAGGTCCAGACACTGGTGTAGAAACACTCTTTGGAGTTTTCTCTGTTGTTCCAAATGTTCTTAAAAGGGTATTCGGTCCAACAAATTACTCCTTTTCTAAAAGTACTCCAAAGGACGATTCTGTTGATTTGGAGTTTATGAGACACACTAATGAGGAGTTCGCCAAAAAAGATCTTCCTAATATTAGAAGTGAAAAGCAATTGGAAGATAACGTAGCAGATCTTTATCAAAAAGGTGGAGTTAAAAGAGGACAAAGTCCGGTTTTAGATGATATAGCTAGAAACCGTGCTAATCTTTACTATACCAGAGAAAAGAATCCTAATCAACCGATTTTTAAATAAAATAAATTAATAAAATGAAAAAGTTTTCTTCTATTGTAGAAAAGAAAAAACAAGAGCTAGCAGAAAGCCAGTTGGTTAGTGAAAGAAATCTTTATTTAGATTTTTCTAAGAAGTATCACAAAGAGCATGGTGTTTCTGGTCCTTTTGATAAGAAGTTTAAAGGAGACAAGAAAGCTCAACAAGATTATATGGAAGGTCTTTCTAAGGCTTGGGAAGAGCACAAAGAAAAGAAGGGAATTAAAATCAAGCAAGATAAGAAGTTTGATTTCAAAAAGAAGGTTAATGAGTCTAAAGCATTAGAACTTGCCAAGCAGATGGTTGGTGATGGTGGTGAGCCTAATTACTTCTTTGTTAGTATGTGCGATGACTACTTCTTCGAGAAGGATGGCCAAATGGTGAAATATTCTACAGATATGGCTTCTGCCCCTTTGAAGATTAAAACCACACCAGATTTAGGTTCTTACACTTTCGGTCCTTTTATGAACCTTGAGGAATCAAAACTATTCATTGAGAGTATAGAATTGGATGAGATCAATGGTCCTAGAATGGCTAAGATTGAGGATAGAAAAGAGGGTGAAGTTTTTGTAAAGTATCTTTCTTGTAAACTACAGCCAGTTTGGGACGAGCACTATGAGGATACTGAAGAATCTGATGATTTTGAGGACGAAGATGAATATGAAGATCCAAATTCTGAATACACCTACGGTGACGAAATAGAAGACGAAGACGAGGAATAAAAAATGCTTTTAAACCAATCTCAAAATACTGCACTGCATCATGTGTTGCAACATTATATCGGAGGACAAATCACTTCAATTTTTCCGATAGGAGATTCCGTTAAATTCAACACACTATTAGGACAAAAAGGGGAATTTTATAAGAACGAGCAGGGAGATTGGAGCATTGTTATAGATAATCAGGAAATTGAAAAGATTGAAAACGAAGTTTTCAAAGCCTTGATTACACCGGAAAGTAAAAACAACTTAGAAGATTATCTAGGTATTTTATACTCTCTGGTTTCAGATACAAATTTGAGATATAGATCTGCTATTTTAGTGAAGCAAATTCTTAAGATTTTAGAATCATATGCTATTTTATCAGATTTTGTTCCTGAAAAAAGTTTGAAAGTTGGATCTTTTACAATTTTCAGATATAAAAAAGATAAATTCGTTTATTCATTAAATTAAAGAGATGTCAGGAATAAAAAATCTAGCAGATATTTACGAAAAACAGGGCAAGGACTTTGTGGAAAAGCTTTTCAAGGATGATGTGACTATCACAGAAAATCTTGATGGTTCTGCTTTTTCGTTTGAAAAGGATTTCATAGGTGATAACATTTCTTTCTATAAAAAAGATCAAGACAATCCTATCACAAGAGTGGACAGGATTTTAATGACCTATTATGAAAAACCTATTACTTATATAGAATCCCTTCCTGAAAGTATAAAACAAGAAATTCCTCAAGGCTGGAGATTTGGTATGGTTTATTTTCCAAATTCGAAACCAGTCAGAATTCAATACGATAGAATTCCTAGAAATCACCTTATTCTGACTCATATCACAGTTAGGGACGAGTTTGGTGAGAATATTAGATCTATACAAGATAAGGAGGAGTTAGATTCTTGGGCTGATAAACTTGGTGTTGAAAAAGCACCGATTCTTTTTCAAGGTAAATTAGACCAGGATCAAAAGATTTCAATATTGGAGTTTATTTCCACTCCAATAATGGATTTAAAGGACAAATTCAGAACGCAAAGCTTTACCAAATACATTATATCATTAATCGATCCTAAAGCCTCTAAAAGTGCTTTAGGGGAAGATTTACAAGGGACAGTCGATTCGATAGTATTTAGATTTGTTGGTAAAGAAGGAGAACAGGAAGTTTTAGCTAAAGTTGTTGATCCAATAATTTCTGAGCTAAATAAAGATAGAAAGGTTGCTGCTTCAACATATTTTCCTAGTGATGTCTATTCGTTGTGTTTGATAGACATTATGAATTTTATCCTTGAGGAAAATATGGAGAGTTTCCCTGCTACAGGGGAAGAGCCAGAAGAAAGATATATTAACTTTGTTTTTTCTGTTTTTAAAAGATTCATTGAAAAGAATGGACAGAAATACATTGGGACGGATTTTAACAAACCAGAATACCTTAAATCTGAAAATTTTGCGATAAACAAAGAGTTTATCCAAGATCCTGATGTTCTCTTACTTATAGAACAGGATGATGCTTATCCTGAAATTCTGCAAATGATTTTGAATTCATTTAGAAAGTTAAAGAGAAAACCTCATGGATTCTTTACTGAAGGATTAATTCAACAATTCAATAAAGTTGTGGAAGAGATTGCTGCTTATATTAATGCTAAGAGAAAAGAGAGACTTCAGGAATCACTTGGAGTACCTTCTTTCATGTGGTTTAAAAAAGTAGCAACCACATTTAAAGTTTCCCAAGAAGCTGATGAAGAAATAGAAGTGGTAGAAGTGATTGAAGAAGCAGTAGAAAACAACAATATTCCAGTAGAAGAACAAATTAATGAAAGCTCTGTCGATACACAAGAACAACCAAGTGAAAAAGAAGAGGAGAAAAAAGAGGACACTTCTGAATTCTTCTCGTTTAAGGACTTCAAAAAAGTTATCTCTACAAACAAGGAGAAGAAAAAGATTAAGATCATTAACGAAGAGAAGCAAAAAGTCAATTTAGTAATTGGTAAGTTTCAGCCATTTAATAATGGACACCTAAAGATGTGTACAAGACTTAAGAAGGAAAACGGAAATCCAATTTTCCTGTGTGTTGTTCATCCAGATGAAAAACTGCTTAAATTTCCATTCTCTAAAGATTTAATTAAAAAATCTATTGGATCTCTGATCTCAGAAAACAACGATTTGTTTGTTGGTTATAAAATCATCCCTGAGTCACTTCTAGAGTTAGCAATCAATTCTATTATTGATGAGGTTAATCCGGTATCTGTTTGTGTTGGAGAACAAGATTTCGAAAACACAATTCTCCAGAGAGAATGGATGAGAAAAAAATACGACTTTGGAGGTCAGGAATTGGAAATCTTTAAAACCCCAAGATGGTCAGAAAACAGTCAAGTGAGATCACATATTCAGAATTCAGATTTCCAAAAATTCAAATCAAGTGTGCCTAAACCTATAGCAGTTCTTTTCAACGAATTCGTAAGAGAGTTAAACGATTAAGGATATATAAAATAAAAATCTGATGAAAAGACTCCTCGGATGGCAAGAATTTCAACTCTTTGAGCAAAACTACGCTGATATAGACGACCCAAAAGGCAAACAAATTTCAGAGGATGCCTTTAAAAAGATGAGGCTTTGTTGTTTTGATATTGTCACTAAATATCCATTCTTTAGAAAGCTTCTTTCAGAATTAACAATAAGGGAAAATAGAAACCTAAGATTTAGAACCATGGCAACTGATGGATCTAGTATTCACTATGATCCAGGGTTTGTTCTTGAAAAATCTGAAGATGAAATTATATTCGTGATTTGTCATGAAATAATGCACAACGTTTTATTTCACTTTGCTAGAAAAATGCCAGATCCAGATCTTTGGAATGTTGCTGCTGACTATGCTTTGAATCAATTACTCGATGGAGTTGGAAAGATGCCTGAAGAGGCACTTTATCCAGGATGTAAATATCATCCTGATGATGCTAAGTTTGTTAATCTTTCAGCAGAGCAAATATACGAATGGCTTGAAAAATCAGCTAAAACACCACCCCCTCCAACTCCTCCACAATCAGGACAAGCTCCTGATGCTGAAATTGGAATTGGTGATGTGATTAGAGATACTAAGTCTGGATCTTATGGTGTTGTTAAATCAATAGATCCAGCATCTGGTGAGATAGAATATGACCCAATTCCAGAATCTGAAGTTTCTAAATATTTGTAATAAAAGATGAAAGCAAAAATAACAGAGGTTAAAAAAATAGTTCCTAAGCAAGGTGGCCAAGGCGGTGGCCAAGGCGGAGAACCTCCAAAAAATATTGAACAATTTGGTGAAGGACCTGACGAACCAGGAACAGAAGATCAGCCTGGACAAGAAGGACCAGAAAAACCAGGTGATGACAAAAAGCAAGATAAAAAATCTGGGAAGGGAAAGAAAGGTGAGCAGGGTCAAGACGACCAAGGAAAACCTTCTAAGGGATCAGGATCAGGTTCAGGAACAGATAAAGGACAGGGATGGGAAGAAGTCGATCCAGAAGTTCCTGGGGCCAGTTATGAGGTTACACCTTGGCAAAAGCCAGCAGGAAAAACAGTCATAGGTGAAGTATTGCCTGCTGGAACTTTAGGTGAAGGACCAACTGATAATGAGAAGATGAAAGAGGAATGGAAGCAAATCACAACTGCTGCAGAGTCCCAATCACAAGGAAAAATTCCAGGAGGAATCAGAGCAGCTCTTGATAGAATGAGAGCTCCTGTTATTGATTGGAAAAGAGAACTCGAAACCTTTATTGATAATGCTATCTCTAAAACAAGATACGCTTTACCCGCTAGAAGATTCTTAGCACAAGGTAAAGCACAATATGGTTACAAAAGATACAAGGAAGATTTTGAATGTGTTGTTATTGCAATTGACACATCAGGTTCTATATCTGATAAAATGGTAGCTCAATTCCTTGCTGAAGCAAAAGCAATAGTTGATGCTTATTCTCCACAGGATCTTTATGTTATTTTCTGTCACACTAGCATTTATAGAGTAGATCATATCCAACCCGGAGATCCTATAGAAGTTGGTAAATTACAATCGGGGGGTACCGAGTTTTATCCTCCATTTAAATGGACTCAAGAAAATCTTTTAGATAAAGGAATCAATCCTTCTTGTTTCATTTATTTCACAGATGGTGAAGCAACTTTCCCAAAAGCTTCTGAATATGGTATAGGAGAATACGAAGATCGATGTCTTTGGGTACTTCTTACCTGGAACGGAAGACCATTCCCAGACGAAATTCCTTTTGGTGGAAGAATTGATATTACATTACCTAATAAGGACGTAAATACTATCTAAAAAGATATATACAATAAATAAAAAACAATAGATGAAAAGGATCTACAATTTTAATGAATTCGTAAACGAGGGATATTTTTCGGAACTCGGATCTAAAATCTCTGGTTGGATCGATTCCATAAAGAGTGCGTTGAAATCTGGAATTATGAAAATGATTCCTTCCGGTCCAAAGGCTGGAAAACCAATGGCTATGGCTTTTGATCCAGATAAAGGTTCAATTGAATCACAGCTTTTAGATTTTTTCTCAGGCACTCCGTATGCTGAAGCAAGTAACGAAGCAAAAGTTCCTTTGGAATTTCCAAGATCACAAGATATTCTTGATGTTAAAGAACAGGAATTGAAAAAGATGATTAAAACCCGTCTTAAGGACATCTTGAAAAATGGTGAAAAATTCGATGCTGGTGATATTAGTCCAGAAGCAGCTGCTCAAGGAGCAAGAGATGTTAAACCAATCTTCATCTTTGGAGCACCTGGTATTGGTAAAACCCAAATCGTTGCACAAGTTTGTGACGAACTTGGAAAAGAATTATACGGTAAACCATTAAACCTTGCTTTTGTAGATGGTGAATTTGCAGAGCCTGTTGACTTTGCTGGTGTGCCTTCTGTTGTAGATATTGCACAACCTTCAGAAACTGATCCTTATGGAAAAGGTATTACTAGAGCAAACGTTTCTGTAAACCTTCTTCCGAATGATAATGGTAGAGACAATATGGGTGGTATACTCTTTATTGACGAATTAAATCGTATGCCTCAAGAAGTAATCAAAGTTTTCATGAAGCTTGCTCAATCTAGAAGACTTGGTCAGAATTACGAGATTCCTTTGAAATGGTATATTGTTGCAGCAGGTAACAGACCAGAAGATGATCCAAGAGAAGTTAAACCAATGGGTACAGCTTTAAGAGATAGATTCTCTGTTGTTAACTTTGTTACTTCTCCTGCTTCTTATAGAAAATTCATTGAAGGTAGCAGATTGAAAGATATTGTATTACCTGAACTTTTAGATTTCTTGGATTTCCAACAGGATTATTTCCACAACTTAGATCCTTCTAAACAGATGATCAAATACCCAACGCCAAGAGCTTGGACTGATGCTGCTGTGGGATTGGAAAGAACAATGAGAGAATTAGAAAGTGAAGGTGTAAAAGAGATTTCTGATAAGGATCTTCTCAATGCTTTCCAAATTGAAGTTGGTTATGAAGCAGCAGCTGCTTTTGTTGATTTCTATAAAGTTGCTAAAGAAATTCCTGTTAAGGATTTACTTCTTCCTTTCAGCGATCCTGAAAAAGCTCCTCTTCCTGACAAAACAGATTCTAAAGGAAAAACTAGAGCAGACTATGCTCACGCTCTCCTTTCAGGAATCATCAGAATGAGTAGAGAAAAGATCCTTACTCCAACAGAGGTTTGCAACTTTGCAACATATCTTCAAAGAGTAGGTTCACCTGAATGGGGAGGAGCAGCTTTAAGTAATTTAACTGCTAATCACCCTTACTTATTCGATAAAAACCAAAGAGATTACGATCCAGAAAGAGCAACTAAGATAGTAACATGTCTTGGTCCTTTGGTAAGAAAATGGAACGTTACTCTTGGAACTGAACTTTAAGAATGCAAAAATTCAGTAATATAAAGGAAGGTCATACATTCAAGTATGACCTTTCTCCTAGTAAAAAGGTATTAGAAGAAGCCATGTCAAAACTTAAACAAGTTATTGACGAGTATTCTAAGCTTGAAGATGCTGATATTACTGATTTACAAGAGGGATGGAATTTGATAGATAAATACTACGGAAACGTTGTTAGAGGAGAAATATTCAAAAGGAAAAACAATAAGTATATTCCAAATATCTCTGCAACTTTTCCAAAAAAAGGTAACTAAATTATGAAACACTTAACATTGTACGAGAATTTCCTCAATGAGGATGGATATGGAAGAGATTACTTCATAAGAAAAAAAGAGGGAAAAGTTTATAATTATTTCTTCAAAGTAGACGGTGAAGAGGATGAACTCGGATTCATAGTTAGTTTAGGTAAATTATCTAGAAATATAACAATAGAAGCTGCTGAGAATAGCTACGCAGTTATTTCAGTTCAACCAATGTCTCCAAATATTATGGATGATTACTTGGTAAGTGATTCTGATTACAGATCAAGAGAAAACGATTCTTTCTCATTAACTAAGTCTGAGTTTATGAGGTTCTATAAAATAGTTGGTGAAGCTATAAAGGACTACTTGCAAAATAATCCAAAGGTTTCCACTATTTATGATGAGATGCCTTTGAATTTAAAAGGGGATTTTAAAGTTTACATGTCTTTTGTTAAAAATTTAATGGATTCTTGGAGCTATAACAAATGGAGTATTCAAGAAGGACCATCTTCAAAAATTGTTATCTATAAGAGAAGAGATCATGAATAATAGTTTTATTCTTAAATACGATGATTTTGTCAACGAATCAAGAATAGCTATTGCTTGGGCAAAACCTTCTCAAGTAACGACCACTATTTTGTCTTTTATAGAGGAAAAACAAAGAGTGTCTAAAAAAGAACTTTTAGAATTCTTAGAATCTATGGAGGAGGATTCATCTGGTAAAAAACCAACAATGTCTTGGGTTAGGAATCATAAGAAGTATATCCAATACAAAATCCAAGAGGAAGAAGCCAATTATTTTTGTTTGACTACATTAGGAAAAAGAATATTAAGATCTGTAAGGATAAATGAAACATCTGGTAAAAATTCAACTAAAAAGGATATAAAATCATAAAAAAATGGAAAATTACACCAAGATGAAAGATTTGATTGAAAGCATGAGCAAGGATGTTGATGCTTTCTACGTAAAGGGTAACAAGTCAGCAGGAACACGAGTTCGTTCTGCTTGTCAAGACCTTAAAAAATTAGCTCAAGATTTGAGAATTGATGTTCAGTCAGTTAAAAACACTCAAGCCTAATTTCAATGAGTTATTACATTTGTAAAGTGAGTTTTTTTACCGGTGAGGTTTCAAAGAGCACCGGAAAAGCCAAGGCTTCAAAATCTGAAATCTTGGTAGAAGCCGAAAGTGTGACCGAAGCAGAAGCTAATCTGCATAAACACCTTGCAGGCGAAAGCACTACTGCCCATTTAGATTTTGAAGTTACTTCAGTAGCTCAATCTAAAATTGAGTCTGTAGTGGGAATTAACTAAAAAAAATGTCTAAGAAAAAACCCGTATCTTCTTCTGATAATCAATACCCAGAAACAGGAGCTTATAAGCCACCAGTTTCACCAGTAAAGATTCAGAAAGGAGATACGGGTTTTAATTTGACAAAAGACAAGTACCGTAGGTTTATTTGGACTTTCAAAGAATATATAGGTAAGAAACCTAAATTCACTGATAGTTAATATGCCAAGCGTAACAAAAAGTCAACAAAGATTAATGGGACAGGCTTACGGAGTACGTAAGTGGATGGACTCAGACGGAAAAACTGGTATTGATCCAAATACTATTGAATCCGAATACAGAAAAGAAATCATGGACATTGCAAAAAATATGTCCAAAAAATCTCTTAAAGATTTTGCTTCAACCAAACATAAGGGATTAAAAGAAGAGGAAATGTCATCTTCTACAGAGGAAGGAAATCCTGGAGACGTTCCAACCCTATATCCTTACTTGAAGCCTGAATCTAACAAGCCAAAAAAACAATCTGGCTTATCTAAGCTTCAAAATCTTTCGGATTACAGAGAATTTATTAGCAAGAAAAAATAACTTAGTTATGGAAGAAGAATTAAACGAAGACTGTGGATGCTCATCCACTGCAGATAATATTAGAAGTTTCTCAGCTCCTCAAGTCTCAAGATACAGTTCCGATCCGCTCGTTGGCAAACGTGTTAATCTTGTTGATGGTAGATCCGGTCTAGTTGATGATTCTATTAGAAACAATGTTGGTGAGGTTATTGGATACGTTATCGAAGGGGACAGAGGATCTTATAGAGTTTTCAAAAACAAAATATCAGGAGTTATTGATGAAAGTGGTGGTGCTTTTGCTTCATTGGCTGCAACGCCTGGTATGGGCAATGTAGTGCCTCCAACTCCAGGCAAAGAAGGATCTGGTGATCAATTTCCGACATTAACAGCAGGAACCCCTGCAGCAGGAAAAGGCAAAAAGAAAAAGTACAAAAACATCATGCTTGGATCTGATACAGAGGACACAACTAAAAGAGAAAAAGATCCCTTAGATACTTCCCTTTTAAATTTCGATGCCTTTGTTAAAAGATCAAAGAAGAACCAATAAGAAATTTTGACATATTTTTTTAAATCCAAGTGACAAAATCACTTGGATTTTTTGTTTTTCTTGGAACGGAATTCATTTTGATATTATGGTGAAAAAATAACAAACTATGATAACAACAGAATTTGAATTGCCTTTCTTTATGAAGAACTTTAAAAGTTCCTACGGCACCTACACTCACAAATCGGGAGTGATTGTTTTAGAAGTTCCTGGATTTTCAAAAGAGGATCTTAGAATTTCCTTAGAAAATCGAGTAGTTCATGTGGAAGGAAAAAAAGAAATTTTAGGTACTAATTATGAAATTGACAAGAAGTTCGTTTTACCGAATGAAAGCCTTAATTCGGAAGAACCTATTACAGCAAAGATTGAAAACGGCTTATTATTCCTCAATCTCAATAAAAATAAAAAAGAAAAGAAAAAAGAGATAGAGATTTTGTAATTTAGCCTTATGGCTATTTCAATCATTCAGGAGGAGTATAAAAACGATCCTTGGAAAGTTTTAGTTTGTTGCATCCTTTTAAATCAAACAAACAACAAGCAGGTTAGGCCACTAATAGAAAGTTTCTTTCTTAAGTGGCCTAATTCTTTTGAACTTATGAAAGAGGACGCAGAAGTCATAAGCGACTTTATTAAAGCAACTGGATTCCAAAATGTTAAAGCCAAAAGATTAAAGTCATTTTCTCTTGAGTGGTCCGATGGACTGAGAGATCCCAAGCTCTTCACAGGAGTTGGTAAATATGGTAAAGAGGCATGGAGAATATTTGTTCAAAATGATCTAGATTTTATACCATCAGATAAGAAGCTTAAAATGTATTTGGATGCTCTATAAATATATAGAGTATGAAGCATATACTGGAATTTAAAAAATACCAAAATCTATTTGAAAAGATAGAAATGGTTACTGCAAATTGGTCTCTTGTTTATGATGAGGGATCTTTTGATAAAAAGCCAGGATATGGTTTTTTCATTTTTAATCAAAATGGAAATTTTTCGATTAGCTATTCAAAATTAGAAAAGGTTGAAGAAGAGGAATCAAGAATAGATTTTTATCCTTCAGCAGAATCAGCCCCTGATAAAAAATCTGTCTGTGTAGTTAAAATTGTTGGCAAAGACGGAAAAAGCAGAACAGAAAAGGGTTTTAATGAAATAACTTCCAATAATATTTGGGATATTATTTCACTGTTTTTCGATTACTCGGATCTAGAAAAAGTAGATAAAACAGAGGTGGATAGATTCCTAATGGGATTTTCCAAAGGAATCAAACAAATTAGTAAGAGCGATAAATCTGATGAAGTGCCTTCTTCTTATAAAGCTCTTTCTAAATTACTTAAAAATACTGTGAGCAATTCTCCGAATTTCGATTTAGGATCTGACGAACAAAGTAATAAATTGGAAGAGCTACTGAAGTCATTTATCCAATATTTTAAAAAGAATTAAGACTCTTCATCTTTCTTTTCTTCGTTATTGAATATCTCTCCAAATCTTTTAGGTACAAGATCTATTTTGTCTTTGGTCAACTTCTTTAATGAATTCATTATTACCAAGTAACCAATAGAACTTCCAGGAATAGGTGCAGCTAAAATGATTGCTACCAGAGGGGCTATTTTAGGAATATCTGAAAGATCTTTTAATGCTTTATTGATTTCTTCATCTGATGGAGGTTCATTTCCGTTAAATTTTGAAGACAATAAATTGCTTAAAACACTTGATGAATTTTTCAAATCTCCAAATTCGTTTTTCCAAGCCCGTATTACCTTTTTATGTAGATCCAATCTAGAGGAAGTTTAATTATGATAGATCCTCTTTATTTTTAAGTTCCGATAAATAATTCTTCCAGATTTCTCCACCCTCTTTAATTCCTTTATTTTGGAACTTGTGGAATTCTGCTCTTTGTGACATGATATAGCAAGCTATGATTGCATCTTTGATTTTGATTTGACCTTTGGTTATCATGTCTTGTAACCTTCTAATAGATTTCAAAGCTTCCTCCTTATTGACAAATCTAAGTCCCTTAGGATGACTATTTTCCTTTGCGAAAGGATTAACATCATTCAGGTAAACTTGTTCGAATAATTTAAAGCTAATGAGGTTTTTCACCAATTATATATTCCTTTCTTTTCGAAAATTTGAAACCTTGTTAGCATAGAATGTAAAAAAGACATGATCATTGATATTGAAAGTTCAGGATCTTCCCTTTCCGTTTCGCACTACACAGAAGAAGGAGAAGTTAACATCATTAAAATACCAATTCCAAAATCCCAGCAGTTCGTTTGGCAAAAAACTTCTGCATCAGATAAAAACAGAGATAAAGAATGGGAATCATGGGACGGATATCCAGTTAAGAAACACGGAACATATAAATTGGATCGACTTAGAATAATGGAGATCCTGGAATCTTTTGACCCCCAGGTCACAAAACCTTTTTGGGATTACCAAACTCCCAAGAAGTACTTTGTGGATATTGAGGTTGAAATCACAGATAATCGGGCGGATTCATTAGACACAGAGAATGCTAAAAATAGAATCCTATCAGTTGGTATGGCTTCGTCGCATGGAAAAATTTTGGTCATGGGACTTGAGGACATGAGCCCAGACAGGATCCTTACTATCGAAAAAAGAATCAAAGACCACTTTAACGGTCAAAAAGGGGATTGGACTTTCAACTACAGGAAATTCGAATCTGAATTTGACATGCTTTACACTTTCCTGTCAAAGCTAGTCCCAAAAATGCCTTTGATTACTGGATGGAACTGGTTTGGATATGACTGGCCTTACATAATCAATCGATGTAAAAGGTTAGGTATTGATCCAAAAATCTGTTCACCTAGTTCTGTTTTGCTTGGTAAAAACCAAGTTCCTCAGCACATTCTAATGGTCGACTACCTTGAGATCTATAAAAAGTGGGACAGGGTCATTAAGATCAGAGAATCAAACTCTTTGGATTACGTTGCAACCCAAGCAATTGGAATTAAAAAGATTCACTACCAGGGTTCATTAAAAGATCTTTATGAATCAGATTTTGAAACGTTTATTTTTTACAACGCAGTTGACTGTGCTCTTGTCCACTATATCGATCAAAGACTTGATACTCTTTCAACATTTTTTAAAATAGCTGGAGTAAGTAGAGTGGAAATAAGTCGAGCCCTTTCTCCCGTTTGGACTACCGAAGTACTCATGTTGAGAAAATTTCTGGAAAGGAAAAAGGTAATTGTATCGGAAAAGAAGGAAGAATCACACGTAAAGTTTGAAGGTGCATATGTTAAAAAGCCAGACAAGGGTTTATACGAATGGATTGCATGCTTTGACTTTGCTTCTCTTTATCCCAACACTATGATTCAATGGGGAATATCTCCTGAAATTTATTTGGGAAAGAATCTACAAAATATCCCGGAGGGAGCTATCAAAACCTCATCAGGAGCAGTTTTCTTTTCTAAAGAGGGTAAAGAACCAGTTCTAAGAGAAATTCTCCAAGGACTCTACAACCAAAGGAAATCAACAAAGAAGAAATATTTCGAGTGCGAAAAAGAAATAGAAAAAATTAAAAAATTAATTAAACAAAAATCATAAAATGGCAAACACAGATAATACTTGCGCTAAATTAGAAATTGAAAACCTATGGGCTGAAAGATCTGGTGTTAACCAAGACACTCTTGGTGATATCTTGAATTTACAGGCAGACACACAAAAAAATGTGTACGGATATGACTTTGAAAAAATGTCCCTTCGGGAAGTTATGGAGTTCTGGTCTATGAACACACACGCAATGATCGATGAAATTCATGAAGCAACTGATGCTCTAGGAGGAATCAGTTCTGGAGGAAGCGCAATATGGAAAAAGTGGAAAAAAGCATACACAAGCTATTCTGATAAAAAATTCTCTGATTTATCTCCGGAAGATCAATTGGAGTGCAAATTCGAGATCATAGATATGCTCCATTTCTTCATGAACTATGCTATTTCTGTTGGTATGACTCCTCAAGAAATGTACAATATGTACATGAGTAAGAACAAAGAAAATAGAGATAGACAGCAAAGAGGTTACTAAAAATTATTTTGCCTTTTGATGTGAAATTTTTCTACTAACCGGGGGGCATTATCAACACATTTCAATATATAAACTAAATAAGATTTCATGGAAAAAATACTAGAATTGAATCCTCAAAGATTCTCATTATTACCTGTTCAACATCATGATTTATGGAAAATGTACAAAACTGCTGAAGCTAGTTTCTGGACAGCAGAAGAGATTGACCTTGCTCAAGATGTTGCTCATTGGAGAGATAAACTAAATGATAATGAGAGATACTTTATCAAGCACGTTCTAGCATTCTTTAATAATTCAGATGGAATCGTAAATGAAAACTTAGCAGCTAATTTCTTCAACCAGGTTCAATACCCTGAAGCAAGATGTTTTTATGGTTTTCAGTTGATGATGGAAAATATACACGGAGAAACCTATTCTCTGTTGATTGACACTTATATCACTGACAAGCAAGAAAAAGAACATCTCTTTAATGCTATTGAAACAGTACCTTCAGTTAAGAAAAAAGCAGATTGGGCTTTTAAATGGATAGAGAAAGGTTCTTTTGTAGAAAAGCTAATTGCTTTTGCTGCAGTAGAAGGAATATTCTTTTCCGGTTCATTCTGTTCTATATTCTGGCTTAAGAAAAGAGGACTAATGCCGGGACTTTGTTTCTCAAACGAGTTAATCTCTAGGGACGAGGGTCTTCATTGTGATTTTGCATGTCTATTGTACACAGACCATGTTCAAAATAAACTTTCAGAAGACAAAGTAAAACAAATTATCTCTGAGGCTGTTGAAATTGAAAAGGAATTCATCACATCTTCTCTTCCTGTTAGACTGATAGGAATGAATTCAGATTTGATGAGCCAATATATTGAATTTGTAGCTGATAGATTGCTTGTTTCTTTGGGTCTTTCTAAGATTTGGAATACCAAATGTCCATTTGATTTCATGACCAACATTGCTTTAGAAAACAAAGGCAATTTCTTTGAAGGTAGAGTGGGATCATATCAGAAAAATGGAGTAATGGATAGTACAAAAGAAGGCACACAAAGCACGAAGGAATTCACAATGAATGCTGATTTCTAATTTGTCAATCTGAGACCTCTTTCGATATATAAATAAAAGCAAACGAGTGTCTCAGAAAACCAGAACCCAGCTAAAACAATTATTTGCGCAAGGAAATATTGTTTCCCAGGATGATTTTTCCGATCTTATAGACAGTTTTTGGAATCTTTCCGATAATGGATCAGTCGAAGGAGCTACAGGTGCAACTGGAGCTACCGGAGCAACTGGCCCTTTTCTTGGCGGGAACTACGGAGAATTATTCTCCAATGCTTCCACTGGTGCATTCAGCTCTTCTTTGACACCCGGTGCTAATCAAACTTGGACAACCGGTAGGGTTGGAAATGTAAATGGTATCACGGGTGTTAATGGTGTTTTTGGAGCGACCAATGCTTCGCTTACTATTGGTAATACTGGTATGTATATGATTACAGTTTCTGCCAATTTTGTGATGACAATCAATAGTCCAGGAAATGCCTATGATCCAGTCAGGATCTCTCTGATTGTTAACTCGAGCGTTGTTCCAAAACTTATCTTTGATGTCTCTTATGAAAAAGCTTCCTGGACTTGCTTCTGTGGTTTTACTGCAGGCGATTTAGTCGAAGTGAGATTTACCAACAGATCTTCCGGAACAATCAACATTAGTACTGGATCTTTCTTCGTGAACGTTTTACAAATCCAGTAATTCTGATTTATTTTTTAATGAATTTAGAAACTGTAGGAAAAAAGTCGATAAAACAAAAATAAAGTATAAAGAATGGAAGTAATTAAAAGAAATGGATCTAAGGAAAAAGTAAAATTAGATAAGATCTTAAATCGTGTTAAAAAGCAATGCTATGGTTTGAATATGGACTATATCGAGCCAATGGAGATTGCAAAAAAAGTAATACACGGTTTATATGATGGAATATCTTCCGTTGAATTAGACGTCTTAGCAGCAGAAACAGCTGCAGCTTTAACTCCTACACATCCTGATTATTCCATTTTAGCTGCAAGAATTTCCATTACTTCCCTTCATAAAAGAACGCCTAAAAGTTTTTCTCAGGTTATAGAGCAGCTTTATAGTTATGTGGATCCAAAAACAGGAAATAAAGCTCCTATGATAGCGGATGATGTCTATAAAATAATTATGGACAACTCACAAGCTATTGACTCACAGATTATAACTGATAGAGATTTGGACTATGATTATTTTGGTTTTAAAACTCTTGAGAAATCTTATCTTTTAAAAATAGACGGACTTCCAGCTGAAAGACCTCAACAAATGATAATGAGAGTTGCTATCGGAATCCACAAAGAAGATTTAGCATCAGCATTCAAAACTTATGACTTAATGAGTCAAGGATTTTTCACACACGCTACCCCTACTCTTTTCAATTCTGGAACTAGAAGACCCCAATTATCTTCTTGTTTTTTAATCTCCATGCACGAGGATTCAATTCAGGGAATTTATAAAACACTTTCAGATGTTGCTCAGATATCTAAAAATGCTGGAGGAATTGGACTTCATATTCATGACATTAGAGGAACAGGTTCTTATATCAAAGGAACAAACGGAAATTCTAATGGGATAATCCCAATGCTTAAAGTCTTTAATGAAACTGCTAGGTATGTTGACCAAGGAGGCGGGCGTAGAAAGGGGTCTTTCGCAGTGTACCTAGAACCATGGCACTGTGATGTTGAAGATTTTTTGAATTTGAGAAAAAATCACGGTAAAGAGGAATTAAGAGCAAGAGATTTATTTTTAGCTTTATGGATTCCAGACTTATTCATGGAGAGGGTTAAAGAAAACAGTGATTGGACGTTATTTTCTCCAGATGAAGCTCCTGGCTTATCTGATGTTTATGGTGACGATTTCAAAAAGCTTTATACTAGATATGAATCAGAAGGCAAGGGAAGAAAAACTTTTAAAGCTCAGGATCTTTGGTATAAGATTATAGAAGCTCAGATAGAAACTGGAGTTCCATATATGCTTTATAAGGATGCTGCTAACCAGAAATCAAATCAAAAGAATTTAGGTACCATTAAATCCTCGAATTTATGTACTGAAATTATTGAATATTCTAATTCTGAAGAAACAGCAGTTTGTAATCTTGCATCGATAGCTCTTCCTAAATTTATTATTCCTGGCAAAAAACCAAAGTATGATTTTAACGCTCTTAAAGATATAGCCTACACTGTTACATTTAATTTAAATAGGGTTATAGATGTAAATTATTATCCTACCAGAGAGACTAAGAAATCTAATTTAAGACATAGACCCATAGGAATAGGAGTTCAAGGATTAGCAGACACTTTTGCTATTATGAAAATAGCCTTTGACTCTGAAGAAGCCAAACAATTAGATAGAGAAATTTTCGAAACAATTTATTATGGAGCAATGGAAGCTTCTGCTGACCTTGCCCAAACAGAAGGTGCATACGAATCTTTCCCAGGATCACCATTGTCAGAAGGTAATTTCCAATTCGATCTTTGGGGTCAAACACCATCAGATCGTTGGGATTGGGAAACTCTTAGATCTAAAATCCTAAAGAGCGGAGCTAGAAATTCTTTACTTCTTGCTCCAATGCCAACAGCATCAACAAGTCAAATCTTAGGCAATACCGAATGTTTTGAACCATTCACTTCTAACATTTATATAAGAAAAACCCTGTCGGGAGAATTTCCAGTAGTTAATAAACACTTAGTGAAGGATCTTGTTAAGCTTGGTCTTTGGAATGATAACCTTAGGGACAAAATTATCATTAACAACGGATCTGTTCAGGACATAGATGAAATACCAAGTGATATCAAAGCTATTTATAAAACAGCTTGGGAGATGAGTCAAAAAATTATAATCGACCATGCTGCAGCTAGAGCACCATTTATTTGTCAAAGTCAGAGCATGAACTTGTTTGTACAAGATGCTAATTTCGCTAAGCTATCTTCAGCACATTTTTATTCTTGGAGTGCAGGTTTAAAAACTGGAAGTTATTATATCAGGACTAAAGCAGCTACCACAGCTATTAAAGGTTTAGGAATTGATATGTCTAAAGTACAAGAAGTTCAGATCAAAACTGAAGAAGAAAATTTAAGTGATTTAACTTGCAGTATTGATAATCCTGATGATTGTATTGCTTGTGGATCTTAAGAAATAATTATTGGTATGAAGATTAAAAAATTCGGTGAATTTTCCGGGAAGTCTAAACCGTGCATTTTGTTTGTTGGACCTCCTGGGTGTGGTAAAGGAACTCAGTCCGAAATTTTATCAAATAAAACCGGATACTTACATGTTTCAACTGGTGAAATATTGAGAGATTCTCAAAGTTCCAAAATTAAAAGCATGATGAAGACCGGGGAATTACTTCCAGATGATATTGTTGCAGAAGAGCTTAGCAAATTTATAAGTTCTAATCAAGATTCAAGTGGATTCATTTTCGATGG